ATGTTTGGTACACAAGATGCTTATGAAAGATATGCAATAAGAATGATGGGTGATAGTGCTTTTGCAAAAAGTATAAACTTATTTGGTCATGGAGTTAGAGTACCTTCTCGATTGATGATGGCAGGTGACGAGTTTACAAAACAAATTGCATTTAGATCAGGTCTTATGGGTGATCTTACGCAGCAAGCAACAGAGAGAGGATTAACAGGTAAAAGTTTTAGTATTTATGTTAATAGTAATTTTGATGAAATATTAGATATTGTTAATACAAAAAGTTTTACAAGAGGTATGGATAGTGCTTTTCCTGATTTTGTACCAAATGAAAACATTTTAGACGCATATACAAGAAACTTAGATTATGCAGCAGATAGAACATTTACAACAGAACTAGGTAAAGGATTTGGTCTAAATGGTGCAGGTTCGGCCCAAACAAAAAAACTTGCAGAAATATTGAAATCTTCTGCTTTAAGGCCAATAGTTCCTTTTGTTACTACACCTGTAAATATAGGTAAACAAGTAATGAGAAGAACAGGTGTACCAGATATGAGGACTTTATTTAAAGGTATGCCACCAAAATACAATGCAACTTTAGGAAGAATTTTAAAAGAACATAATGATAATTTGTTAAGTGATGACTTAGCTACTGCATATAGAGCTAACGGAGAAGCTACTATGGGTGGTCTTTTATGGGCTTATTTTATATCTTTAGCAGCAGCCAAAGATGACCCAGAAGCAGAATTAGCAATTATTGGTGGAGGTCATCATAATAAATATTTAAGAGAAGGAGAAAAAAGAACTGATGAATTACCTTACAGTTTTAGAACTTTACAAAAAGACAAAGATGGTAATGTAATTAGAGGAGATAATGGTTTACCAAATTACGAATATTTAGACCTTTTATCTCGAATGGAACCAATAGGTTCTTTATTTATGATTGCAGGTGATATGGCATATATTAGGGATTTTGTAAGTGATGAAGATTATGACAATGCTGCTTATGCTCTTACAGGTTTACTATCAAGAAATATAGGCAATAAATATATGCTTCAAAATGTTGCAGAGTTTATTGATTTAACAAGTGATGTTGGTGCTTTAAAAAGGTTTTATAGAGTGCCAGCAAATTACGCTGCAAATCTTGTACCTTTTTCTTCTTTATGGAGAAGCATTACAAGAGCAAGAGGTGAACAATGGACATACGAGCTTCGTGATAACGAAGGTAAATTGATAGGAACTCAAACATACGAAGGTAGATTTCCAAAAAGAAAAACAAAATTTAGAAAAGGAGATAAAAAACCTCAAACAGAAAGAATGGAAGATAGAGGAAACTATACAGAAGATTATGGTGAATATGAAGGTAATGATTTTGGTAGTTTAAAACTATCTAATAATCCTTTTCAAGATTTAGATATTTTTGGCACAATGATAACAAGAAGTTTACAAGATTATACAGAAGGTTTTAGTGCAGATATTGAGCCAATAAGAAGCATGACAACAGGCAGAATTGCAGAATACCCAGAAGGTGCTTTTTTTGGTAATTATTTTAATCCTTTTAAATACAGAAAAGAAAAAGACAATCCTGTTGATGAATACATAAGAAGATTAGATCTAAAGCTTGTACCACCGCTTGATACTATTAGATTTAATAAATATGGTAATGAAGTAAATTTAACAACATCACAATATAACAAGCTAACAAGTTTAATACCTTTTATAAAAATAAGCTATGACGAAAAAGGCAGACCTTTCTTTGATCCGCAAAATGGTAAACGATTTCCAGAAATAATTTTAGAACTTTCTAGAAATAAAAATAATATCAAAGCTTTAAAAGAATTAGAAGCTGATCGTTCTGGTGGTATTGACGCACAAGGAATGTTAACAAGAAAAGAAATTATAAGAAAAGAACTACAACAACCAGTAAGAACTTTTTGGAAGGATTACAAAAAAGTTGCTGTAGAGTATTATAAAGAATATATTATGGATAAAAAAATAAAATCAATGGCTGAAAACGAGAACAGAAGAGCTTATGAAGATATAATACCAATATTAGAGAACTTCTCTGGAAACTAACTATGGCTACTAACACAACAGCTACTACACAAAATCATAATGGTACAGGTAGTCAAAATAACTTTGCTATATCGTTTGCTTTTTTGGCTAATACAGAAGTTGATGTTACAGTTGGTGGTGTTCTTAAAACATTAGGTACTCACTATAATATTGTTGGTTCACAAGTACAGTTTACTTCTGGCAATACACCTCCAAGTGGTACAGCTAATGTTGTATTTACAAGAGATACCGATATTAGTGCTAAGAAAGTAGATTTTGCAGATGGTAGTGTTTTAACGGAAACAGATTTAGATAACAATGGAAATCAAATATTATTTGGTCTTCAAGAAATAGCTGACGATTATGTTAAAAGAGATGGTACGCAAACAGTTACAGGCAATTTAGTTTTTGAAGGTGCAACTGATGATGACAATGAAACAACACTAGCAATAACAGATCCTACTGCTGATAGAACAATTACCATACCTGATATTACAGGTACAGTCGTAACCACAGGAGATACAGGTACAGTATCAACTCAAATGATTGCTGGTGATGCTGTTACAAATGCAAAGATAGCTGATAACAGTATAGATTCAGAACATTATGTTGATGGTTCTATAGATGTAGAACATCTTGCAGACAACTCTGTAGATAGAGCATCAATAGTTAATGACGCAGTTGATGGAAATAAAATAGCTGATGATTCTATTAATTCAGAACATTATGTAGACAGATCTATTGATACACAACATATTGGTGCTTCACAAGTTACCACAAATGAACTAGGACCAGACGCAGTTACGTCAGCTAAATTAGCAGATAACTCTGTAAATTCAGAACATTATGTAGATGGGTCTATAGATCATGTACATCTAGCTAACGACATCATTGACGCAGATAATATACAAGATGATGTTATTAATTCTGAACATTATGTTGCAGGTAGCATTGACCATGAACATTTAGCTAACGATATAATTGACAGCGATAATATCCAAGATAATGCTATTAATTCAGAGCATTATGTAGATGGTTCTATAGACCATGAACATTTAGCTAATGATGTTATAGACGGAGATAATATACAAGATGATGTTATTAACTCTGAGCATATAGTTGCTGGAGCATTAGATAACGAACATTATGCTGCTGGATCTATAACATCTAATAAGTTAAGTGATGCAACTGTCATCACTGCAAGTGAACAAGCTTCAGCTACTACAAATGACACTTCATTTTTAACTTCTGCTGCTGCTGACGCTAGGTTTTTCAATATAAGTACAGGTGACACTATAAAAGATGGTGACACATTTCCAGATAACGATACAACTATTGCAACCACCGCAGCTATTAATGACAGAATAATTGACCTTATAGATGATGTTGGTGGTTTTACGATTATTGCTAGTGAGCAAGCATTTCCAAACGTAAACCCACAAGGAGTCACAGGACAAGCAGCAGTATTAAGTGTTAAAGCAGCAACTACAAATTTAGTTCCTAGTGGTACAACTGTAACTGTAGTAAATGGAAACGTAGCTAATAATGCAAATATTACTATTACTGGTGTACCAAGTACTATTCCTTCTGGATTTGGATTTTTAGTTGAATCTACAACTACACTTCATACCTACACATTTCATAGGTTAGTACCAAAAGCAACAGAGGTAACAACTGTAGCTGGTAAAGCTGTAGAGATAGGCAGACTAGGTACTGCTGATGCAGTAGCAGATATGGCGATACTAGGCACAGCAGATGTTGTTGCTGATATGAATACTTTAGCTACAGCAGATATTGTTAGCGATATGAATACTTTGGCTGTAGCTGATGTTATTAGTGACATGAACACACTAGCTGTAGCTGATGTTATTAGTGATATGGATACTGTTGCGACTAACGTAACTAACGTAAACAATGTTGGTAACAACGTTACAAATATAAATAGCGTAAGTAACTCCGCAGGTGCTAATCAAACATTTACAGTAACAGTTCAAAACGTAAGTGGTAACAAGTATTTTATAGATGGTGTACAAACACCTGTATTGAAACTTGCTAGAGGTAAGACATACACATTTGATATGTCTGACAGCAGCAATAGTGGTCACCCTTTAGCTTTTAGAGATAGCAGCGATAATTCTTACACTACAGGAGTTACAACAAGTGGAACTGCTGGTAGTTCTGGTGCAACTGTAGTTATTGTTGTAGCAGCTAACGCACCTAGTTCACTCAAGTACTATTGCACATCACATGGTAACGCTATGGGTAACACCATAAATGTTATTGATGATAATGTTGGTGCGGTTGCTGGTTCTTTAACAAACGTTGGTCTTGTTGGTGGTTCTATAACAAACGTTAATACTGTTGGTAACTCTATAAGCAACGTCAATACTGTTGCAAGTAATATATCTAGTGTTAACAGCTTTGCTAATACATATCGTATAGGTTCAAGCAACCCTACAACTAGCTTAGATACAGGAGACTTATTTTTTAACACTTCAACCAATTCACTTAAAGTTTATACAGGTAGTGCTTGGGTAGATGGTGTAACACAAACAGGTAACTTTGCTCTTAAAACTGGTAACACATTTACTGGTAGTAACATACATAATGACAATGTAAAATCTATTTATGGTACAAGTTCTGATGGTCTAGAGATATTTCACAATGCTAGTGATTCTATAATTAACGATCAAGGCACAGGCAGTTTAAAACTACAAACTGGTGGTGCTACAAAATTAGAAATACAATCTGGTGGTATAGGTATAACAGGTAATATTGTTGTATCTGGTAACGTAGATGGTCGTGACGTAGCTGCTGATGGTACTAAATTAGATGGTATTGAAGCAAATGCTACAGCAGATCAAACAGCTAGTGATATAAAAACTTTACTTCAATCTAGTAAACTAACTAATGCAGAAATTGCTGACAATACAGTTGGTGCAGATCAACTTGCAGCAAATTCTGTAGGAACTTCTGAAATAGTTGATGACGCAGTTACAGGAAATAAAATTGCAGCAAATGCAATAGATTCAAGTCATATAACTGCTGCTAGTATTTTACAGAGTGATATATCTGATAACGCAATAAGCACAAGTAAATTACAAAATGATTCAGTAACAAATGCAAAAATAGCTGATGATGCTATTGACTCTGCACAAATAGCTGACGGAGCAGTAGATACAGTTCACATAGCAGACCTAAATGTAGATACATCTAAAATTAATACTAATGCAGTTACTACAGCTAAAATCGCTGATGATGCAGTTACTAATGCCAAAATAGGAGCTGGTGCTGTAGGTAGTACAGAAATAGCAACAAATGCTGTTACTAGCGATAAAATAAACACAGGTCAAGTCACGACTGCTAAACTAGGAGATCTTGCGGTTAGTACTGCTAAACTAGGAAATGACGCAGTTACAGGAGCAAAAATTGCTGATGATGCTATTGACTCTGAACATTATGTTGATGGCTCTATAGATACAGCACATATAGCAAATAGTGCGGTTACAGACGCAAAAATAAATAGCATGGCAGCTTCTAAACTAACAGGAGCATTGCCAGCTATAGATGGTTCAAACCTTACAGGAATATCGGCTGGTGCTAAAGGTGGTGGATCAGATGAAATATTTTACGAAAATGGTCAGAATGTAACTACAAGTTATACTATTACTAATGGCAAAAACGCAATGGCAGCAGGTCCAATTACTATAGATAGCGGTGCTGTCGTAACAGTCGGTGTTAATGAAACTCTTACTATTGTATAAATTATGAGTACTTTAAAAGTTAACAAGATAATTCCAACTGCTGGAGTTCCAACAGGTGGTGGTGGTGGAATAATACAAGTAGTCACAAACAATTCAACTTTTACCTCAAATGTAACAACAGTTTC